TGTTGTTCAAAATATTGTTTCATTCTTCAACTCCGAAATGTTTCTTACTCTTGTCAATTAATTTATGAAAATGCCAAATTTTACTTGTATGACATTTAATCACATCAGCTTTCACAGCAGTGGATTTGAATTCTTCTACCAATTTAATTTCTTCTTCCACAATACTGACAAATTCCCGCACAATCAACTCGGCGAACTTTTGTGTATCAAAGTGTAACTGCCCGTCTACTAGAGCACCATCTACACGATGCGTCCAGCATTGTTTTTCTAATTCACGAATTAGTTGTTCGTTCATTTTTTTCTCAATTCATATTGTAGATGATGACGCAGATACTTGATCATTCCGTAGAGTTCTTTGCTGTTTTCAGGACAAAGTTTGGCCCGCCATTCGCTTTTGATCGATACTTGTTTTTTCTGAAGTACGCGAGTTTTAAAGGCAGTACCGGGTTTAGTTATAGTGATTGGGTAATCCTTAAGAGTTTCCCAATACATTCTATTACCTTTCATTGGCTTACCAAATTTACAGACATAACCGTCAGGGGTAGTAATTGTCCAAGAATCCTTGTCATTCTTCGTCCACGAATAACCTTCAATTACATTTTGAATTTCTAGTTTCTCACTAGCTTCTTTTTGTAACGCAATCAGTCTATTGCTGATTCTCTGCATATCGTGAGGAGTTAGACCCATCAATTGGGCTTGTACTAGAATACGTTCTTGTTTATCGGTAAGTTGTGCTCTTTGTCGAGGCATAACAGACTTTCTATACTCGTTGATGATATTTTATTATAACAGAAACTTGCTAGAAAGTCAAAAGTGACTAAGACCATTTTAAGCCAAACAATACCAAAGTGTTGTCATCAAAATACTGCACGGTCATTCCTTGGAATACGCAGGCATTCTTTTTACACCATTGTTTTAATTCTTCTTCGTGTTCGGCCCAAAATTTGTAATCGGATAGAAAAATAATCCTATTCTTCTTTTCAACAATGAATGTGCTGTTCAACTCCACCTCATAGCAAACATACTAGCATCCTGTTCGTTTTGGAAATACCAAGCACGGCAATTGGATTCTCGTATATCTCTAAATTTGTTTTGGCAATGTTCCATACACCAAGTAAGTTTGTCATTGAAGTCATCATCACTGTCTAAACGGACAACATGATACGAATGTAAGATTGACATTAGTTTGTCATCTTCTAATAATACAGCACCTACAGTTTTGTGGGCCATATTGATAAAGGATTTTGGATCGTTGCTCAATTACCGTACCTTAGCAACCACTCTGTTAGGGCAGGACCCATCAACTTTGCTCTTATTTGATATTGGTATCCGTAACTCATGGGATCTGCTATTCGATACCACGTAGGTGTATCAGCAGCGTTCTTCATAACCCATTGACCAGCATCGCTCTTTTCCCATTCGTATAAAGGTTGAGCAGCATACAGGTCTGGATCTTCAACATCGCCCATTGAAAATGAATGGACTATTATTTCACGACATTCTTCCACACGATCTCCTACGATGTTGTACTTATAGTAAGGAGGTCTGTGAGTGTACGGAGAGTGATGTTGGAAATAGCTGTCAGCGAGTTTTTGGTTTATCTGTTTAGTATGATCAGGAGCATTTGGCCACATAATGCTTTCTTTAAGACGTCCCATTTTATAGCCATTTTAAAGTAAAATTGATAGCATCGCCATCATTTTCAAATACAAAGGTACTTCCCCTGTGTTCAAAATGATGTTTAATATGTTCTTCACACCACATAAGAATATTAATAGAATGCTTTCTACTAAAAAATCTAGTCAAGGTAACTTTCTTCCATCCGCAGGCTTGGACCAGCATATTGGAAAGAATATCAAAGTCTATTTCACTCTGCATCTGTGTGGCTAGTTCTTGGGTTATTTCTTCTTCTAAGTTCATAGTCTACTTTTCAAATCTTTTTCAAATACACCCCACCCTAAACGAGTCTTTGGTGCGTTCCAGGCATTTTTAAATCTAAATTTACTTGAGCAATAGGACTTGTCTTGCCTCTAAGTATGTCTTGTAATTTTAATTTTTCAAGAGTATCTTGATTGAGAGGAGCCCACGATACTCTATCATACAGAGAGTACCCATCACAACAGCTCAATGCTTGATCTCGTATTTTGTTAAAGTCGTATTCGCGGATCATGACTTTACGTCTAAGTGTTCTTATCGCCATTTTAATACAAACACCATTCTATCTACTTCGTTGCGGAACCAAAACTTGCGATTGTTCATGTACCAACGCTGTGCTGGTATTGGTGCCGGCCCCGAGTCCCATATCTTATCCCCAGGAGCACCAAATGTTTCGTGACACCATTGTTCCATTTCTAACCAGGAACCACCCACGGGCTCAACACAATAGTACCTAGCACCGTAGACTGTGCCTTCTGTGAGCTTAAGATCTTCCACAGGGCGAGCATGAAGATCTTCCCACAGTCGTTGAAAGGCCTGAGCAGAAAAGGCACTCTTGCCTAAATTGCGTCCAGTAATTGTTGTCATACCTTTACCTTTATACTGTGTCATTTTATCTAAAAGGTTTAGTTGCCACGGTTGTATCATTTCAATCTATTTCCTTCTGCGGTGCCCCAACGTAGCATAAACATTGTAGCATCTCTGTCGTTTTCAAATTGAAAATATAGTGCGTGGACATGCTCTAATCGCCAAAGTCCAGAACAATTATCTTCACACCACTTTCTCATGAGATCTAAAGATTCATATCCTATTGTGTCAAAGTTGATACGATAACTAAAGACAGCTCGAGATCTTGTAGCTAAAACTTGTTTAAGTTTAGTCCCAAGTTCTATGTCGTTCGGCAATCCATTCTCTTCCATCGTATTCCTCAACAATCCAATCAACATCTGCAGGAATCTCTACGATTTTTAATTCGGCGTAAGAACCGTTGGCTTTTTCGCCCATTTCATTGATTATTTGAATTAGATAGGGATCGTCTCTTGATATATCTCGATCCCAAAATTTTTCATCAGTTATACCGGTGAGCTCTCGATATTTTTCAATTGCTTGATCACTAAGGCTAAATCCGCCGTGGCAAATGTTAATCACCACTCGGCGGATTCCTTTTATTTCTTCAATAAGTCTTTGATTAGTTAAAGTCATTGATAAACAGCAGGTTTAAATCCAGTATTAGGTTGTTTGTTTCCTTTTGTGGATTCTTCAACAAACACAATGTTATATCCGTCAAACACAGTGTCAATTGATTCATTGGGACCTATGCCTTTTTGTACTCGGCGTAGTTTAACTTCTATAGAGGAAATTTTTTTACCTGTTTGTTCTTCTACTATTTTTTTTATTATTTCCTCTACAATAGTTGAAGATATATCAGTTGTCATAGTGATATTGAAATTATAATTCATAATTATTAATCTTTCTTTTCTTGTTTCTGTTGCTTATCCTGCTCAACAGTTTCTGGTTTCCAGATTTGATCTTTAATATAACTGGCTCCAAACCACCCCCAGGCGGAGAAAAAACCCCACATCATAATTTCTAATATCACTAATTAACCTCTAAGAAATAATCCTACATTATTGTTTGGGTAACATCAAAGCGTTAAAGTTTGAAGGCACTACAATAGTCTGCACTTGACCGTTCTTAATACCTTCGGAGATATTTAACATGGCTTGGGCCTGCATGAATGCAATTGATGCACCTGAGTTGTTAGCCAATGCTGCCATACGACGGCTTTCGGCTTCAGCAGTCTTAACTTCAACTTCCTTCTGCTTCAACTCGTTCTTTGAACGAACTAATGCGTTAGCTGATTCAACCACACTGTCTGCTGGCACAACATTACGAATCAGCACTTGACTAATCATAATAGTACCGTCCAACTTTTCTTCTGACAAGTTGCGAACGATCTCGTCTTGGATGAACTTCTCCATTTCGCCACGATTGTCTGCCATGTCCAAGGCTTCGTACTTACGTGCGGCTTTGTAGATAGCATTACGAGCATTCTGAACAATGTAGTTATACATCACATAAGTGTCGCCTTTGAAGTCAGCGTGGAAAGCCTTGTTCTTGGTAGCATACAGTTCTGATACTTGTTGTGGGTTGATGTTGTAAACAACCACAGCATCAAAGTCTTTCATTGTGCTATTATCTTTGGCCACAGGAGTCATGTTCTCTAGTGTGACGTTGACATCCTTGATAGGGAATGTAAGCACGTCGCCAATCAATACCTGATTAAACGAACCAGGCAATAGTTCACCAGGTTGAACCTGTTTGTCAAAACCAACTCGTACACCAACCTCACCGGTTTCAATACGAGTACAGCCAGTTGCCAACACAGCGGCAGCGATAAGGCCAAGAGTTGCGATACGTTTCATGTGTGTAAATCCTTAAAATAAAAAAACAAATAGCGATAATGCTATGAAAGTTAGTGTAGCAAGACCTAGACTGTATGTCAAGGTTTTTATACTATTCCAACGTTCTTTTCCTGAAGTATATCTCCAAGATTCGATTACAAAATGAAATACAACAGCAACAACTAAGAACGACAGTACAACTTTAATCATGCTTGGTGTTCCTTGATTGCTGATTTTACAGCTTCCTCAACTAATTGATTAAATGTTATATCTTTATCATGTGCAAATTTCATGTAACGAAATAGTTCGTCATCCGTAAATTCTACTTGAACTTGAACCCGAGTGTCGTAATCTTCCTCATTTACAATTGCCTGTGCTTTTTCTAAAAAGTCTTCATCGACATCTAGATCAACATAATTAACATCATCCCATGCTTGATTACCTAACACACCACGATCCTCAGATTCGTCATCGTGATCCGTCTTATAATCAGTATTAATCAATCTATAGGCACGTTGATTTTTATAATCATATGCGCTGGCTTCGTAGACTTCTTGAGTTTTAGTATCGAATACAATACTAACAGAATGCCCGTCTTGATCGCCAGACCATGAATCTAATCTATAAGCATTAGGACCGTAGCATTGCCACATATACTCACTACCTTCAGTGATACGGTAGTCAACGGTTTCCATGAACTGTTTTAAGGTAATCATTTCTTAAGTTCCTTTTCTTTAGGTTGATCCATTAAAGGTTCTTGATGCATGAACTGCGGAGGATATACATCAAATTTCCACATCTTAACAGGTTTCCAATACCTATGAAGAATATTGTTAATAATAACTAATCCCACAACTATAACTATAAAACCAATCATAGTTAAAACACTACCTGCTAAAAATACTGCTGCTTGATTCATATCCATTACTTCTCTTCCTTTGGTTGATAATTTTCTGTTCTGGCTCGTTTATAATCAAACCAGGATAATATTTCTTGTGGTTCTTTACCTTCACATGTTTTAGTAATATGATATGACATTATATTTTTTAGATATGAATAAACATCATGATCCATTATCTTACTGTCCCAAGCTCGAGTTTCAAATGCGTTAGTATAATATAATTTCTTATAATTTGTCAACCTTGCATTTTTCATTTCTGGAGTAGCATAAATTCCAAACTGTTCTACTGCCATAGCAAGTGCATAGCTGTGTGGCATAACAACACCATTCCAATAGACGATATAATCATCGTGATGTTCTAGATACATTAAAACTGGTCTTGGATCTAATAAACTCCAACTGTGTTCTGCTCTCATAGATAATCCTCTGCAGGGTTAAATTCCCAACGACCTACTGGATTGTGTTGAATTGCTTCTAATAATCCGTCTACTGGACGATACCCGTAGGTCCAATATTTGATAAGGCGCTTGAGTGCATCTGCTTGTAAAGGCATACGCATTCTTAAGTTGCGTTCACGAATATCCTTGGCTGTATGATTGCCTAACAAGTAGGTATTTCCATCAGTAGCAACTTGACAAACTGATAGATCAAAACTATCAATGACTTTTTGCATATCAGTAAAATAGTTTTTCTTAATTATTTGTACAGTCCATGTCTGATCATCTTTTGAAACTTCTAATGTAACAGCGTTATCTGATTTGTATTTTTCTGTACAGGCCATTGAAGCAAAAATTTTCTGTTGTAACTGCTCTGCCTGCATGGGAGAAGAACAATATACATCTATGTCGCTTTCCCCTACAGGAATTCCTTGATACCAACGTAAACCAGCACCGCCAGCAATCCAAGGACCTTTTTCAAAATTAGGATTGATTACAGATACTGGAAACCAATCTTGATAATGGATAGTTGGATATCGTACTACTTGAATACTAGGAAGATTCCTAGTTTTATCTTCATATGACCAAATATCACCTAAATTAAAACTCATGAGCAATGCCTTACTAACTGTCCAATAACAGCAACTACCATATACATACCAATAATAGCCAGACCAACAGTCCAAACAATTTTAGATGTTTCTTCTCGATGACTGCGCCAGTCCATAAAGGTACAACCACTGCCAAACAAAGAAGCAAATCCAATTATTAATAATGGTAGTGCCATTTTAATCTCCTGTATTTTCTTTTGTAAGTTCGCACATTAACATAAAATGATCATACGCCTTTCGAACACTTTCATGTTTTAAAAGTTTATCTGCTTCTTCCTGCATAGCTTTAATACCTGCTTCTGCACAATCATGAATGCTCAATCCTTGTAAGGTACAAAGTTCATCGCCAAATGCTTTGGCCAATGCTTCCCAGGCTTTCTTCTGCTGAGGAGTAATTGGAGAACGAGGAGGACGTAGTTCAGCGGCTTTGGCGATAGCCCTACAGATTTTGTCTTCGGCAACACGACCCGCAGCAATCATAGGAGCATAAGCTGGATCAATCTTAAAGCGACGACTAGTGCCGCCGGGGTATACAGACACAAGATGATCCCCTTTGGGGAAACTATCTAATAGTTCGTTGTCATATTCTGCTACCGGAATATAACGGCGACCTTCTTTTCTATAAAATAGGATGGGGGATTTGGAAATCATAGTCTATGTCTTTATCAAAAACTCTTTCATCAACAATATGATTATACATGATTTCCTTAACTTTGTCAATACGATGCGCTTTGTTTTTAGCACCCAAGACAATTACAACATAAGTGTTATTGAACTTTTCAACTACCATTGCCACACACCATCCAGCTGGGTTGGTATACCCTGTTTTAGACACCACTACAGTATCAAATTCAAAAAGTATTGGTGTATTAGTATTATGCAAATGAATAGTTCTAATTTTCTTTTTATATTTGGTTTCAAATAATGCCTGTTTCTTAATGCTAATTTCTCTAATTTTAGAATATTTTTGAGCCGTTGTCATCATTAAACTAAGATCGTGAATAGAAGATACGTTTTTTCTACTCAATCCTGTTGGATCATCAAAGTTGGTATTATACATTTTAAGTTGATTGGCTTTGCGATTCATCTGGATTAGAAACTCCTTCCTACCTCCGGGAAAATTTCTAGCCAATGTTTCTGCAGCGCCATTATCACTTCGTACCAACATAGCAGTTAGTATTTGTTCGAGAGTATACTCTTTACGAGGTAGCATTCCGGTGCCAGTTTTAATTTTATCAGATAACGATTTATAGTAGTCTAATACAATCATAGCAGTCATAATTTTTGTTATGCTGGCAATTGGTCGTACTTCATCTAATCTATCGCCCATGACAATTTTATCATTGGTGATATTATAAAGATAAGAGTTGGATTCGGCCCAACTCTTAATAGGGAACAACAGGATTAATAAGATTAAATTTCTATACATAATGAAGGGTTCCAGTTAGTGTCTTCACTCCACCCACTTGCCTGATGATAACCTCTAGGATTACAAACTATCCTAGTTTCTCCAATCATATAGTCAAAGCAATGATGTGTATGGCCATGCGTCCACAATTTAATATTAGGATTATCTAACATGATATTAGAGAGATCACTGTGATATGCACCGTTCATTATGTAATCATTCTTATATTGTTCATGCACACTTAACCAACTTGGAGAATGATGTCCAACTACTACGCACTGTTTATCTTTGTGTTCTTTAACAACATGTTTAATATAATCTACTGTTTGACGATGACGTTCGGCAGTGTCGGCAGGTTTAAGATTTCGATATCCAGCCTGATCATTACGAATAGCACGATAATCGTTCATCATGTCTCGGACGGCATGCATAGTTAATGGATCGTACTTATTCATGTCTGTCCATAATGTTCCACCAACAAAAACTACATCGTCGATAATTTTAGTATCTCTCTCCAACATGTAGATATTATCATGTACACCGCAAGCCATGCGCATTTGTTCAACACTACCTACCCAATGACCATCACTATAAAATTCATGATTGCCCATTATGTAGATAACATGAGGAAACTGAAAGCTCATTCGTTTTAGAAAGTCACGAAAACGAATACCGTATTCACTTTGAGGTTTTAGAACTTTACTGGCGATCATAATGTCACCGCCAAGAATTAAGACATCGATATTATCATCATTCTTAATATCGAAGCAATCTGAAAATTCTAAATGGAGATCTGATACTAATCTAATTTTCATCGTCTATTTACCAACTGAATAATATGTAGATTATAGCAGATAGTTTGGACAAAGTCAATAATAAATAAAGGATGAAAAATTTTGAATACGAGTGGGTGGTTAATAAAAAAGGAATTCTGTTAGATCCAGAATTTGATTCAGATGGATTAGGCTGGAAGGGCGGAGACTATTTTAAATTAGTCAATGTAAATGGACGGCAGTATTTGGTCAAACAAGACGATTTGATTAAATTTTTAAAAGACGGAGAATTATTTGGTCAAAAATCTGTCGACAAACTCTAAAAGTAATTTGTGATGAGAACCTTTATGCCAGTGACGTGGCATCCAACTATAACTGTTGTACCAATGCCGTTCGCTTTCCAAATGGCAACCAATTAGTGCAATGTTATTTTTAATAATAGCCATTGGATCACCATTAGCATACGTTGACACTGTTTCAAACTTTGAACGATCCCCAACAAAAGTACAACCATCATAAAAATACATTTTTTCTGATCTATTAAACCATTTAACATCTATGGCTTTAGCATGTGGTCTTTTTGTATCTGTGTTAGGACGTTTGATATATTGTTCTACTCTAATATCTTCTAATATATCAAAGTAATCTTTATCTGCCCAATATGCTCCCATGCAGATACCAAGATACTTTCCGCCACGATTTATAAATTTTTTTATACTTTTAATATGGTTTGGTAAAAGATAGTCAAAAGCATCACTGTCCCCAAACCCACCGGGAAAGCAGACCATATCAAGATTGTTGAAAAAATCGTCTTCTATCTCATGCTTAGTGAAAATTTTAAAAGAATAGTGCGGATACAGTGCTTGCATGATTCCGTTCCCGCTCTGAACGGAACATTTTGGCTGGTGTAAAAATAAACCTATTTTACCATTCATTGAACACCTATAAGGAATTGATTCATATTTTATCGCCCGATATCGCTGGCTCGGCATCGACTCCTATGGAAACAATACAGTATAAATTTTCATCCCATTGTTCAACCAATGTCCATGTTTTAGTAGTAGGATTCATATACAGGACTGATTGCAAATAACCCTGACTATTTCCTATAACTCGCATAGAGGAAAACTTTAGTACGGGTTGTTCTTGATATTTTGTTAAAACAGGGGTTAATTCCTGTTCAGTAACACATACTAGTTTTGTTGGATAGACTACTTCTGCTTGAGCAAATAACGGTGAAAAGAAAGCCGCTACTAGCGACAATCTTAGTATATCTAGTAACGGCTTCATAATTTAGCTCCTGAATATATAGTTATTTATTGGCTAACGGGTTATCCATGGCTTTCTGTATCTTAGTGTCTACTTCTTTGCGCAACTGCCTAATATCCTGATCAACTTCTCTCTGTTGTTGTTTAGAACTACGTTCTACTGTCTCTACGACTTGTTCAAGTTTACGCAAATCCTGCTTTAAATCATTTTTAATATCACGTGTGTAGTCTGTGGTTTTTTGACTGTTTTCTTCAATTACTGACAGACGCTTGTCAAACTCGCTTAAATCTGGTGCTACATATTTGGCTATTTTTTCCTTCATATCTATATAGCCCTTATATACTTCAAATGCTCCATAGAGTCCTCCAATTACAGATGATATAATACCCGCGGCAATCATAAGTTTGGCCGGAGTAAAACTATACCCACCTATGCTTATTACTGTGTCCTTGCTGGTAATCTCCTGTAATTTATCTACTGCTTTGTTTAGATCTTTATCTTCTGCCACTTGCTCCTCTCCTTATTGAGACAATGGATTGTCCAATGCTTTCTTAATTTTGTCATCTACTTCTTTTCTTAACGCACGTATTTCAGCTTGCGTTTCTTTTTGATTTCTAGCCATCTCTTGATTATTACGAGCTATTTCTTGATTAATTTCTTTAACAGTCTGATCGCTATATCTTCTAACTTCTTTAAGAGTACCGTCAACATCTCTCTTTATCTCCTTGACCGTTTGGTCAGTATCTCTTGCAGTTTGTTTAGAACTACGTTCAACATTTTCAACTACATTTTCTAGTCTACGGACATCATTCTTTAAATCAATCTTGATGTTGTCAGTGTATTCGACCATCTTGCTGGTGTTGGCATCTAACACTTCCATCTTCTTATAGATTTCAGTTAAGTCGGGTGTGACATACTCGGCAATCTTTTTCTTCATGCCCATGTAATCCTTGTACACTTCAAAACATCCATATAACCCACCCAGTGTTGATGAAATCAGCGTAGCTGCTACCATAAGTTTAGCAGGAGTAAATTCATAGCCGCCGATACTGATAACAGTGTCTTTGCTGGCATATTTTTTCATTGCTGCATCTGCTTCGTCAATTTTTTTGTTTACGTCTACTTTTTCTTCGCTCATTTTATTTTGTTCCTCTAAAAAAACCCCAAGGGTCATGTAATTTTTTTTCTACCTTTTTAGGTTCTTTATAATACCAAACGGCCACTGACACTAGCACTAACACTTCTAATAGATAAAAAATCATAAATGCTTCAAACATTTTATTGTCCTGAAATATTATATTGTTGTTCTATCATTCTTTGGTGTAGTGCATCACTACCTCCAGACAAACCTCTTAACAACCTTTGATTATCAACAGTTCGCTGTCCTCGATAAATTTCTTTACTTTGATAAAACTGTGCATCTTTTAATTGTGAATTAAGATATTGATTAAAATCCATCGGTGCTTTTGCTAATGTGGTAGGATCTGGTCCTCCCTCCATACCTTCTACTGCTCCACCTCTTCTTACACTAGGTCCTGCCTTTTGATTAGTATCTGGAACTGTTTGAATTGGTGTTATCAGTAAATTAATATTATCAGTTGGTCCGGAAGATTTTTGTGCAGTATTATTTTTGCCTTCATCCTTTTTATCTTCAAACTTGTCATCATTAAATGATTGAGATCTATTATTTTGTAAAGTTAATCCAGAACCTAATGCTATACTAGTTCCGTCATTAGGACCTATACTAGCTTGACTCATTACTATTGCTTGTTCTGATGTAGCCAATGCTGTACGTTCTGTAGCTGCCACTGCTGCCATGGCTACAGCAAGAGCTCTAGGATCTACACGTTTTCTGTCAGATTCTCTATTGGCGGTTTCTCTATTGGCGGATTCTGTTTTATTTTCTTCTCTTGTCGATTCTTTTATTGCTTCTTTAGTAGAAGCAGTTTGACCAGTGGGTATGCTAATTTGACCGCTGGTAGTTAATTCAACTCCGCCCACATCTGTAGTCACAAGTGTTTCAGTTCTAGTAGGATCGGCCAATGATACTGTTGGTGACGATGCTTGTGCAGTTGAGGTTGAAGATGTAGGGATTGGCGAACTGGTCGTTGTTGCAGTTTCCGTTGATTCGGTTTGTTTATCCTGCAGATCTTTAAGAACTTTTGCCTGTGCATAACCAGGGCATTGTGTATTATAAAGTGCATTCAACGAACATTGATTATTAAAGAAAGCCTGTGCGTAACCTGGACATCCTGGATCGTATAATGCATTTATTGAACACTGCTGTGAATAATAAGCCTGCGCATAACCAGGGCAAGTGGGATCATACAAAGCATTGATTGAACATTGTTGTGTATAATAAGCCTGTGCGTAACCCGGACATGTACTATCATATAAGGGATTTATTGAACATTGATAATTTTTAAATGCTTCTGCATATCCAGTACAGGATACACTACTAAGAGGATTTATCACGCATTGATCAACTGAATATCTTAGACTAAAATTAACATTATTAATTTCTGGACCGTAAGGTCCTGCCCACCCATTATTATCACGACCAACAAATCCATAAGTAACATTTCCTAATGTACTAGCAGAGTATGGTGTTGTAAAATTTCTTGAAAAATTAAAGTTAGTCCAATTAAATTTGTAGTTTAGATCATATGAATCATACTCTACTACGCTACCATTAGAGTTTTTAAAATGCACATAAGCGTTTAGATAATCTACGCGACCATCGTCCCACCCATTACCATTCTTAGCCATAAAACTAAAAGTATATCCGTTAACTTGTAATCCAGTACCGGAATTAGGTAACACATTTGCTATGGCCTGGCTCTGATATAAGTCTGTCGTACCAAATGAGAAGTTTATACTTCCACCCGGACGAACAATTGCGTTTGGTCCACAATATCCTGGATTGCCCCAACTCCAGCAGGTGAGATTGTCTTGATACACTCCCCCAACCCAAGGAGTCGTTCCGGAACCAGCAACAGTAGGAAGAACTATGTTGCCGGTGGTATACTCAACGCCAGGTTCTTGAGCGTTAGAATAGTGCGAAAAGCAGAGCGCCAAGCAAAGCGCCGAAGCCAGTTTTCTTATAGAAATCATCACTCTTTGGTTCCTCAGTTTTTGGCCACTTGTTAGGATTTTCATTCCATGCTACACGAGCCTGTTCACCAATCACACCTTCATAAGGACAAGGTGTGCCAGCATTCCACATAGCATCAAAAACTCTACGATCCTGACACATTGTAGCTACCGCAGCAACTTTCATTCCCATATCATAAAGTGTCTTGGCGTTTTTTAATCTTTCGCAATTCATATCTCTTACTGTACCACCACTACTGACACCTAATATTTGTGTTTGAACAGCACCACTGGTTCCTGTAGTACATAAATCATTATTGCCACCGCTCATCATTGCAGGTGCAATGGCAGTTGGTGGAGGTTGAATTACTTTTTGTGTAATATTACTGTCATTAATATTACGATTGGTCATATCACCACTGTTGATATTTTGATTTACATTATTGTTTTGATTGGTACTGGTTGCTGTACTGGTACTAGTGTTTACATTAGTATTATTATTTGTATTAGTGTTAGCACTGGTTGTATGACCGGTATTAATATTGTTGTTGGTATTAACACTCGTACTAGTACTGGTATTTTGGTTTACATTGGTATTGACACTATTACTGTTAACTGTACTGGTGTTTATATTATTATTAGTGTTGGTACTGGTGCTGTTAACCGTGCTAGTACTTGTTGAGTTATTATTGGTATCTACTAAACTTTTACTATCATACGTTGTTTGCGAAAATGCAGGGGTGGTTAAAGATCCCAGCAATACGCCCGTTATTATTATTTTTTTCATTTTTTCTCGCTCCCGGGATATTGGGTTATTATTATTTAAGGAGAAGAGGAGAGATATTAAAACACTAGATTATGGTGTCTTAATTAAATTTAATTTTTTAATGTAATTGTACGAGGTGTACCAAATAACCTCATAGCCGATGACACTTTACGATCAAATCCGCCACCACTTTTATTGTATTGTGGAAGAAACCATTGGCCATTACGATCTTGACGCATACCAATATCCCGAGCGGCCTGCGTGTCATCTACTTGAAAGTAGTGAAGTTTGATAAGCTGTGGTTTTGATTCTATTTCTGTAAAACGCATTGAATATTTAGTTTATTTTTTGCTCAAACGTTGTATCTGCAACTTTGTGATTTGTTTCGCCTACTGTTTCTAAATAATGATTTACTAGAATGTTCGCTAGACCGCTAATTTGAGATAATTCTGATTCTTCTTGCACATTGCCAGCGGCCACCATGTGTGAACTGAATATACGTTGCGCCCATTCAGGTAGTTCACGTTTGCGGATCCATTCGTATCTACTGACTTCTTCAGCAAAATATTCGATCATAGGATGCTGTTTATCAGCTGTTGGGCTGTAGTCTATAAAACAACCTGTGATTTTATTTTTTCCTGCAATTACATCAAATCCAAAAATAGGAGCAGGATTGTGTATGTGAGGAAAGATGCAGCAATGCATCATCCAAAGGCCCTTTGAGGATCGGGCGTCAACTACGTCGACATGAGCTCTGCGATAATGATCGCTGCACCAAACTCTATTTACCCAACCCGGTTGATTAAATCTTTCCATTCCGGGCTCAAAAGTTTCAATGCCTGTCTCTGAAAATCTTTTTTCTAACAGTTTTTGTATTTCAATTAGACTGTTCCAGACCTGACTCATTATACAATTCTCTCATCATTTTAATGGCCCATTCAAACGCAACTCTTGCTTCGTCTCCTAGGTCATCAGTTAGTTCTGCACGTATGGACATTTTTAATGCATCTGCATCTTTAAAATCATAAAAACGACCTTTGCTAATATGTGCTACTTGTTTTTTAATTATTTGACCACCATACAGATCTCCCATATGTCGACAATATAGATGAGCTTTGATTTTAGGACGATGCGCAGGATCACGAACTAAATTTAAGAGATAGTTGTAATAGTCTATAGTTCCAGGTAACCATTTGTAATTGTGATCAACACCTGCGATCTCAATAAAGTCTTGATAGATTGCGTGTGTTCTTTCTAAACCAGGAAGATTTTTAAAATTGCCTTCTACTCGATTACCTAACTCTATAGCATTATAAATTAATACTAACTGATAAAGGTAGTTGGCATAATCTTCTTTAGTAATTTTTCCGCTAAGTAACATCTTAGCAAATTGGGTTGTTTCTGCTTCGTGATGAAGATCTTTGGTAATTTCTTTTAAACTCATAGTTTTTTATTTACTTAGGCCCGTATCTCAGTATCATCATTGTGGCATCTATTTCTTTATCTAATTTTATACAAAATGTATGAATTGTTTTTTCATATTGCCAACGCTCACCTACTGGCCCTAGAATTTCTGTAAAGAAGCTTATAAAATTCTTTCTTCCTTTTTTACCCAAATTATATCTTCTAAGGTCGTGAAAAATTATCCAAAAAGAAAACCGACTAGTTTCAGCGTTCATATATCGTATGAACTTAAACTCGTCGGCTGTCATTTATTTGTCTTCTTCGATTGTAATTTGTAAAGGATGACCGTGTTGTCTGCAAACGGTTGTTGCATCAATAGACTTTTGTTCTGCAATTTCGTGTGTGTATAAACCAACAACAGCACTGCCCGTGTTGTGTATTTCTATTGTGATCTGCTCGGCAGATTGTTCACTGTGCCTAAAAATAGTAACCAAAAGAGCAACAACAAATTCCATGGGAGTATAATCATCGTTTAAGAATACTACCTTCCAATGATTGGGTGGTTGAGTTTCAACTGTCTTTGTTACTTCTTTGATTTTAGTTTCTACGTCTGCCATATTTCCTCTGTAGGTTAATTAAGGGGAAGTTTCCTTCCCCTTAATTATATTACTTAATGTCTACAATGTCAATGACTTTCGGTTTCGCAGACTCTGGAACATTACGGACCAACTTAATGGTTAACATACCATTTTTGGTTTCCGCTCCAGTAACTTCAATATGTTCTGCTAGAGGAAATTCTTTAACAAAATCGCGAGTAGCAAGACCGCGATGAATGTATTGTTCTGGCGCATGATCTGTAGCCATGCTTTCACCTTTAACAATAAGAATTCCGTCCTCTACAGTAACAGAAATTTCTGTTTTATCAAATCCAGTAACTGCTAATTGAATCTCATACTGATTTTCACCAGTTTTAAGAATGTTGTGAGGTGGATAGTTATTAGATACACTATTAGAAAAACGTCTTTCCATTTGATCAAACAGTGTGTCAAATCCAATAAGAGCTCTGTTAAGAGCTGTAATTTGTGCTAACTGATTATTATTCATATTAATCTCCTTTTAAAGTAAGAATATGAGCTTTATGCTCAATGTTGCGGCCCATTAGGTACCGCAACATTATACACACATATGTGTATTCTTAAGATGCCTTGCCTTCAGTTGCTGTAAAGGAAGCATCGATCACTTCACCATCAGTTGGCTGCGGTGCAGATTGTTCTGCTTTGGCAGCTTCGCGTTTGGCTTTAATTTTTTCAAACAAAGGTTTTGCAGCATCGGCTACATTGAAAGGACCTTTCTTAATTTCTTCAATGTCACTATTATCATTGACTAATTTTTCAGCAGCCTCTAGTGCATCTTCAATTATTTTCCATTCTTCTTCTGTAGCAAGATCTTTTTCTGCTTCTAATTCTCTGCGAATTGTATACAGTTCAGATAATGCACCATTACGTGTTTCAATAACTTCACGTGCTTTTTTATCTTCTTCTGCATATTGTTCTGCTTCAGCGATCATACGTTTGATTTCATCTTCAGTAATGCCGCTATTAGCTTTAATGGTAATTTTATTTTCTTTACCAGTATTTTTGTCTTTGGCACTTACGCTTAAAATACCATTAGCATCAATATCAAATGTAACTTCAATTTGAGGCATACCACGTGGTGCTGGATCAATACCTTCAAGATTAAATTCGCCTAACAATTTGTTATGATGTGCCAATTCGCGTTCTCCTTGGAACACACGAATAGTAACAGCAGGTTGATTGTCATCAGCTGTACTGAAAATTTGATTTGCCTTAGTTGGAATAGTAGTATTCTTAGCAACCAGTTTGGCCATTACACCGCCTACTGTTTCAATACCCAAAGTTAATGGAGTAACATCTAACAATAGGACATCTTTACGATCACCACCCAACACAGCACCTTGGATAGCAGCACCAACTGCTACTGCTTCGTCTGGGTTAACATCTTTACGTGGCGCTTTTCCAAATAAACGTTCTACTTCTTCTTGTACCTTTGGCATGCGAGTTTGGCCGCCAACTAGAATAACTTCGTCGATCTGATCTGCGGTAACTCCGGCATCTTTCATAGCAATACGACAAGGTTCTAATGAACGTTGAATTAAATCGTCAACTAACTGTTCCAATTTTGCCTTGGTAATTTTTACCACTAGATGTTTAGGACCACTAGCATCGGCAGTAATGTATGGAAGATTAACTTCAGTTTGTGTAGAATTAGATAATTCAATCTTAGCTTTTTCAGCAGAGTCCTTAAGACGTTGTAGTGCCAACATATCTTTAGTTAGATCAATGCCTTGCTCTTTCTTAAATTCCTCAACCAGATAATCCATAATGCGCTGGTCAAAGTCTTCACCGCCTAAGAATGTATCGCCGTTTGTTGACAATACTTCAATTTGTTTGTCGCCTTCGACGTTGGCAATCTCAATGATACTGATATCAAATGTGCCACCACCTAAGTCATACACCGCAATCTTACGATCAGCTTTGTCTGTCTTGTCAACACCGTAGCTTAATGCAGCCGCAGTAGGTTCGTTAATAATACGTAGAACTTCTAAGCCAGCGATTTGACCGGCATCTTTAGTTGCCTGTCTTTGACTATCATTGAAGTAAGCAGGCACTGTAATAACAGCCTGTGTAACTTCATGCCCTAAATAGTCCTCTGCAGTCTTTTTCATCTTGCGAAGAACTTCTGCAGACACCTGTGGAGGTGCCATTTCTTTTCCTTGTGCGCGAATCCAAGCATCACCATTTGTTGCCTTGACAATTTCATAAGGCATTAGGTCAATGTCCTTCTGAACAGCCTGTTCATTGAACTTACGTCCAATTAACCGCTTAGATGCATAAATTGTGTTTTTGGGATTAGTTACCGCCTGACGCTTTGCTGAAGCACCTACTAAAATATCGCTGTCTGTATAAGCAACAATACTCGGAGTTGTTCTTGCGCCTTCTGAGTTTTCAATTACTTTGGATTTGCCGTTTTCAATAACAGCTACACATGAGTTTGTGGTACCCAAATCGATACCGATGATTTTTGACATATTTTTCTCCTTAAAAAGTAAGAATTTAATGAGCACTGAGCTCGTTACAATTAGCCCATTGGGTGCTAATTGCGTTTTTATTTATCTCGTAAAGACATCATTAAATTGCATATTGACCCTAATAAATGTAGTACATTTAGATAATTGTTTAAGACTTGCAGCACCTACATATGTGCAAGAACTACGCAGTCCGCCCAACATATCCAAAATTGTACTTTGGACCGGGCCCTTATACGGTACTCTTACCGTACGTCCTTCTGATGAACGATATTCAGCTATGCCACCATGATGCTTGTTCATAGCAGTATTTGAACTCATTCCATAGAATTCTACATATTTTTTAATTTCATAATCATTTGAAAACATATCTTTTTGAAGTTTTGAAAGTTCGTGCATTTCTTCAATAACTTCACCGCCGCCCTCATCATGACCGGCTAACATGCCTCCTAACATTACAAAGTCTGCTCCGGCGCCAAACGCCTTAGCAATGTCACCGGGACACACACAACCACCATCAGCAATAATATGGCCGCCGAGACCATGAGCAGCGTCAGCACACTCAATAATAGCACTGAGCTGAGGATAACCGACGCCAGTTTGTATCCTAGTTGTACAAACACTGCCTGGACCAATGCCCACTTTGATAATATCTGCTCCACGTAAAATTAACTCCTGTGTCATGTCTGCGGTAACAACGTTACCTGCGATAATTGTGTGATTAGGAAATGCCTCACGCACTTCTTCTACATAGTCCCCGAAGTGTTCGCTATATCCATTTGCTACATCTATACAGATAAATTTTATTTCGGAATAAGAATTAAGTATGTTACTTAATCTTTCAAAGTCCTTTTCGGAAGTCCCTGTGCTTACTGCGAAATGATTGCCTCCTATATCTTGTACGGTTGTTTCAAAGTATACCGTACTGATATTCTTAACTAGGCAAGTGAACATTTTGTGTTGATATAGAGCATGAGCCATTTCTAGTGTACCAACACCGTCCATGTTACTGGCCATAATCGGAACTCCTGTCCACTCGGCGCGACTGTGTTTAAATTTGTAAGTCCTTGTTAAGTCAACTTCTTTGCGACTTGATAAAGTACTGCGCTTAGGACGAATAAGAACATCTTTGAAATCTAATTTGATTTCATCTTCGATTCTCATCTTGAATCCTTTAATGGAGAAAGCAATTGGCCGTCTAATGTCGACGATGTTCGCAATCTACGGAAAACATTTTGCACACCAATTGCTTGATTATAAGAATCGTGTAACGCATGGTGAGCTAATACTTCAGGGCGGTCTGGATTGATACCAAGATCAAAAATTGTTCTAGTATCTCTTACTTGCCAGAAACTCCAAGGGTAACCTTTTCCCATTTTGCGAAATACTGTTTCTAAAATAACAACGTCAAAGCCAGCACCGTGACTCCATACACGTTTAGCACCCCAACAGAATTTATAAAGTTGATTCATAGCACTAACAATATCAACTCTACCTTCGGTTCCAAATGCTTCGTCTTGAGCTGCTTGACTTTGTTTTGCCCACCATTCAAGAGTATCTTGTGATGTAGCTAATCCTAACCGATCACAACTGTCAATATCTACACGTAGATAAAAACTTTCCATTGCTGGTTCTTTTAATTCTTGCCCAAACGGATCAAATTTCACTGCGCCAATACTTAAAATTGCAGCATCAGGAGTGGTGGCAAGGGTTTCGAGGTCTATCATTATATCTGAGTTCATAGTACTATTATAAACTACTTTCTTTCAGATGTCAATAGAGTTTAGGTGGTAATTCTTGTGAACGTAATTGTTTGCGCCAACGTGCCTTAGCCGCTGATTTTTTACGCTTACGTTCTGTAGTAGGTTTTTCGTAAAATTCTTTTTTACGGAGGGTGTCAAGTGTGCCGGATTCTTCTATTTTTTTCTTAAAACGTCTAAGAGCACGATTAATATCTTCGCCATCTTTAACTGTAACTACACTACCAGAAGGTTTATTCGTAAATTTGTTCATATTTCCTGATATATTCTAATAAAGTATCTTTAAAATCTGTTGCATCATATATATCTCTAATATTTACGAGAGATAAATTTCTGAGAGGACCAAAATAAAACGAATTTGGTTGTGCAGCTAGATATCCATTTATCTCTCCACATTCTGTACTTGCATTAAAGACAATTAGATTACTTTTTGTCTTTTTATCAAATAACCATTTTTCGTCATCTCCATCGTTCCAAACATATACAACAGTGTCAACTATATATTCCATATCATTTACGATGTCAGAAAGAAACTGTGTTTGATCTACGGTTAGATTTACGCACAATATTCTAAAAGCATCTACCAGTATATCATCTGGCTCAGTAACCAAAGTAATTTTATTCATTAGATTTTAGATAATACTTCTGCAACGATTTCAGCATCTTCGACTGACAAGTCTTCCGGTTTTATTTCACGAGACCGCAATTTTTTAATAAACGTCATAATTCTAATTAGCTCGGGATCTTCTTCATTATAAATTTCTAGATCCAAAGAACTTAAATTGTCTTTGTTTAGATTTCTATATATTCTATCGCGTGGGGTAAAGTTATCTTCTACTGGTTGTCTTTCTTTAATTTTTTTCCAAACTGTAGAATTGCTTTGTTCGCTGTTCTGTTGATAGCCTTCTATTCTAAGCGGCTCTTTTTGACCTGTTCCTTGCCTTCCTTCTCGAACCAAGTCAACTCTTTTTTTTTGGTCTCTTCTTCGTCCGCCCACTCTTTAGCTTTTTCGGCTTCTTCAGTTTGAGGATTTTCCTCAGCCCATTTCTTAGCTTCTTCAGTTGCAATTAGTTCTTCTTTAAGCCTGTTGGCTTCTTCCTCTGCAGCTTTCTCTGCCTCCTCAATCATTTTATTCCATTGATCAATAGGCATTGGAGTTTCTTCCAATTCTTCTACTTTTTCTTTAACACGATTTTCAGCTTTTTTCAAAAAATCTGGAGTATCTAAAGGATTAACTACCGGACCTTTTACTCCATTAGAAAAGTCATACTCATCGTGCATTTCATCGTTGACTTTTTTCTGTTCGCGATTCCACTGGAATGTCATTTGTGCTGCCAACAACATGATAACTGCCAATGGATCAAACACAATAACAATAAGGATAATTACCCAGGTAACAGCTTTCTCTAGCATGTTTACATCGGCACCTTTATCACCGTAGATAAACTTAGCAATATATTTTAGAGGGCCAACTTCTGCTTCTACTTTACGAACTTCTGCTGCAATTGGAGAACGTTCTGCTTGTAACTGAGAAATATTTTTTTGAGCTTTGGCAATATCTGCTTGCAATGCTGCACGTTCTTTTGCTTGATTACGACGAATTTGTACAGCACGTTCTGCTCCTCGATCAGTGTCTGTACGACCCAACATTTGATCAACTTGTGCATCCATTTGGCTCAAAGCTTTCTTGGCTGCGTCTATGTTATCTCGTTCTGTTTTAATTTTTTCGTCATACACAGCAATCTTACTTTGTACATCGCCGCTGACTAAATTTTGATCGGTATGTGCCTTTGACAGAAATCCAAAGATACCCATAGAAGTAATAATCATCAATACTACTACAGAAATACTCATGTAGTATTTCATAAAACGTGGAGCACGTTCCCAGTTGGCTTTTAACCAGCTGGCGCAAACTAGTTTGGCAACCTCTAACGTTGTTCCCATAATATAGATAGGAATAACAGCCGCAGAGAAAATAGCGGCCAAACCAACTACTGAGTAGTAGATTGCGACCGCTGAAATTGTTAAACCAGTTAGTAGTAGTAGATAGGCTAGTAGCATTAAGCTATTATGCATTCACCAAGGTAACTGTGTCAACCAGTGTCACTGTCACATCAGTATGAGCAACCTTTGGAGTTACTGGGGATGCAACTGTAACCGTTTCTTGACCACCACCGATGCCGTCATAAACTCTAGCAGACTTTTGAAATACGTCTGTTGATGAATTAACAGCAGTAGAAACGTTAGTTAGATAATCGGCATATCCTTTAGTAATACCACGAACTATCATTTCTTTAACAGCTAATGCAGTTGTGGTACAACTAGTTGCACTGCCAAGAGTTTCATGATCAGTCATTTTGGCTGCTCCACCGGAAATTCTTCCCTCGGCAATTAACTGAGCTTGAACACCAGGCAATACAAATGCATCACGATCATATCTAACTGTGAAAGAAAGTGCAGTAGTAACATCATCTGCTACATCTAGAGTTGATGGGCCTGCTTCTGTAGCAGTAACATCTAAAATTTGGCAATCACTGTGCTTTGACAGGTTGCTGATAATTGCTTCCCAACGTAAGTTACCTCTAGCACGACGTCTTGAATTTGCTAAAGTTGTGTTCATTGTTGCGAAAGAATCGCCGCTATCAGGTTCAACACTACCCGAAGTCGTATTAGCGGCTGTGGAATCATAACCACTAAGATCAATAGTTACTCTATAAAAATTAGGACTTAGTTGGTTTGTGTCTTGTTGGAATCCTGAGGCCATAAAAATATCTCCTTAATGTTATATTTATTCATTGACCCACATCCACCTGTCGTTTGTCTTATTATAACAGGCCGTATTTTTTAGGCGTTTTTCAGTTTCATGGGCAATTACTCTAATATATATCCTTCTGCAATAACCATTGCCTGAGGGATATGTCATAATTGGGGTAGATTCGCCGCTGGCATTTCCTCTAAACCAACGTACACTTTGCCCATTATCTGCGTACATTATCGCATGGGTTATGCTTTGGTGATAAGCTACACTTTCTTCAGTTGATAGTGTTTTAAACCATCCAAAACTAAGATCAGAAAGACGATTTATAAAATCACCACCTGAATATTCAAAAAATTTAGGATTATTAAAATCAGATGCTAATGCATTACTGAACATTAATGATTTCCCAATTACGACCGTCAAAACAACTAATCGCACGATACGGAACATCTTTGCCTCCAACTTTCATATAACTAGTAAAATAACCACAATTGTCCGCCATACCTAGACGTTTTGAAGTTACACGTTCAACCTGATCATCAGTACATTTGACAGTAGTCTCACTATTAACAGTATCACCGTTCTTAGATTTTATTGTTTGATAAGTGTGACAATACTGCGGCTTTTCGGCTGCAATTTTAGGGGCAGAACTACAGCCCGCTAAAATTACAGCGGTAGCAGCAATAATCAATAATTTCATTATTGTGCTTTCTGTTTAGCTTCGTTCATCAATTGTTCAAATGTAGACTTTTTCATTTCAAGCCGTACATAAGTGTAGTGGCGTCCATTCATCGTAAAGTGGCCTTTTTCGGTCTTGACGTGACGACGAATAGCAGTATCAGTAACTTTGTAAGAAATCAGTGTACGAGTAGTTTTCTTATCGTCTTTGATATCAATTACAGTTTCAGAGTTTACTGTACCATTAATGCGTTTTGCAAAGTTATTCATTGCAATTGCATCCATTTGCTCTTCAGCAGCCTGTGCGTATGCTGATTCACCTGCACCGCAGGCATAGACATAGTCTTCTTTCCACCAGAACCAGCCTTTGATGCCTTCTTGTGCGCAATCCTGATACCAACTAGGTTGAGCATAAGTTTTACGTTCTGGAATATCTTTCATAGACGAACAGCCTGTAATAGCCGCTGCCATTAAGCCTACTAAAATTGCCTTTTTCATAATGCCTCTTTCTGTGTGTGTTAAGACAGTTACTAATATAACACCGCAGTCGACCAAAGTCAACTACGGTGATTACCAAAATTACTTAAAGAAAATCAGTGACATGAATACAGCTTGAAGAATAAAACCAAATCCAATTGTTGCTACATTGAGCATGTCTTTGATTAACACGGCTCTAAAGAACAACAAGGTTAGTCCACCCCAAACCATTAGAATGATATCAACGCCAGGTAGCTTGTCAGTTAATCCCATCATAACTGCAAGAAACGTTGGCAAGGTTGATGCATGAATCACAATAGTAGCTAACCAACCCAAAGCTTCGCTACTGATGTGACTTAATTTGGTAGATAAAAATTCTCTGCATTTATTAAACAACAACTCAAACTTTTCCATTCTTAATCCTTATTTGTAAAATATATGACGACCAATTTTGCCAATCTTTTCTCTACCCCATTGAGGGTTCACGTAATCAGCATGATAATACATGGCTTCTTTCATAACGTCAAGTCTAAAGTTTTCTAACAATACTTTTTTAGCAACACGATATGATTCGTCGTACATTTCTTTGCTACGAATTGGTTTGCTTTTACCGTGACCTTCGCAGTACCAACTAAATTGGCAAACTACTTTTTCATAGAAAACATTCTTTTGGTATATAACACCGCAAATATCATTTGGGAATTTGCCGCTGGATGCACGGTTCATTGTAACCTGTGCTACCGCAACTTTACCCTCAAATGGTTCGCTGGCCGCTTCGTGATAGATATTTCTAGCCAAGCAATCTAACTGACGCTCACGTTCACGAATTGTGACAACATCAGAATAAGAAACTCCTGCTGTCTGTTTTAATTGATTTAGTTTTACGGCTGTAACAGCTTTAATAGACATTACTGTTAGTACTAACCCAATAATCAAAATTATAGGTTTTATTACTTTTTCCATTTTGTATCTCCTTTCATTTGGTGTAATACGAACTTCATATTACATTACATTAAGGGAGTAAACTTCACGAGGCTCTAAATGAAGAACCCTGGGTTCGTGTAGTTGTCTCCATTGGACGCACAATCTCATAACTTGTGTGCCTTTGGAGCCTTGACCGCCCGAATCTCACGGGGCGGAACCGTTTCAGCTTTTGACATACTTTGGTTCTACTATCTTAGTTTCTTTGCGAAACGTATTTTTATATAGCATATATCACTCATTTTGGTACTAAAATGTGGTATTATCGCCTCATTTTGGCAATTTCTACAGCTTCTTCGTCTGAAAAAATTGGAACAGCATTACTTTTATGCATAGTGCCAATACCTTTAACTTTTGTACCAGTATAAACTTTCTGCTCTGGTTTAGTACAAGGTCCAGCAGTAAAAGGAAGACTAGGAATCTTTGGAGTCTCTCTTATAGGTGCTGATTTGGCCTTTAATGGTTCAAATTTTTTCTGTTTACTAGTTTTTGGCACATCATACTTTTCTAACAACGACTGCCAAGAATCTTGTAACTCGCGAGACTTACGTGCTTCTTCAGCATTACGAAATTTACGTTTGCTTTTTTTCTTGCCTGTGGTACTGAGCCACGGACCTTCCAAATGCATACTCAAAGTATATCTCCAAAATTAGTTACTGAGCATATAGTATAACATATTTGCAATAAAAGTCAAGAAAAAACCCGCCGGAGCGGGTTTTGATTTTTGATACTATGTATTAGCGATTAGCGATGTACATAGTGATCTCAAAACCATAACGCATCTCGGTTGCTTCTGGCTTGGTCCACATAATGCTTCTCCTTTTTAACAACAATAAAAACATACTATTGCAACAGTATGTATCTGCATTATATGATAAAAACTACCAGAAAACCATAGTGAAATTCATTAAAATAGGCTAATTGATCTGTTTACCCCACTCAATTTTTAGCCAAAATCGTTCATGTATGTAGTGGGCAACAGTCATAAAAATATTAATAACGATAGCTCCTGCCAATCCTGTCCATGCCGCAGTTATAAGAGTTGCGGTAATTCTCCATGTAATTGCTCGTGTTAGTGTTCGTTTGTGTGTTTCCATTTAGTGTGTCCAAAAAAAAGCCCCATTAGATGGGGCATTATAAATGCCAAGTTATTTATTAAAAACTTAGTTGGCTTCTAAACATAACAGCACGTTCGCCGTTTACACGACTACCTGAACTGCCTACTAGACTATCAAATTTTGTGTCTACATAATTTAACATAAAACGTAGGTTGTCTGTGCAGAACCAGGTAACACCATATGTCATAGCAGTAGCACGATTTGATTTGCCGGTAGCTACAGTAATGTCACTGGCATCAAACTCACTCATACGTACACCAACTTGCCATGCACCACGACCACCTTTGTCCAAAGGATTAGCAGGTTTGATCCAACCAAATGCGCCATCTTTATATGAGTGTGACTCACCTGTTAGATTATACACAGCTTGCACATAGTATCCATTTATTTTCTGATCGTTACCTGTTGCAGGATCATAATTAAATTGAAAATGTTCGCCTTGCACCTTAAATGCATTATAAGCAAATGCAGCTTCGAGGCCTTGACGTGTTCTTGTAGTTGCACCGCTAAGAGCAGATCCTGTAAACCATCCTGATTGCATACGTGATTCTGTTCTACCACTTGCTGGAGCTACACCGCTTTTGATTTCACCTGTACTATAAGCGGCACCTAAATGTGCTGTATATGCTTTGCTTCCGGTTAGTTCAGCGATGTTTGTAGTTACACGACTAATGTAGTCAAAGCCATCAAACTCGGCACTCTTATTGCTCTTACCTCTGCTTAATGCTAGAGCGTATGTTAAGCCAGGCTTAGGAATACCATGTAACATAAATCCAGTTTCTTTAGCAGGTATAAACTCTGTATCATTTTGACCAATTAAACTGCGTTCCATAAAGTCAAGATTGTTTGAACTTGTTAACTGCTCAAGACTGAATGGCATCTTGAATAAACCAAATTGAAACTGTGCTTCTGGATTTGCAGCATAGTTGACCCACATTTCATCTGCTGTACTCGATGTTGAACTAAAACCATCACTGGCACCAAAGTTTGCTAATAATTGATATTTGAAATCTTTGGCAAACTGACCTCTTACTCCAAATCTGGCTCGTCGTGCTTCAGCAGTATTCTGGTACGAATCTGTGGTTTGACCTGTACCGTAATCCGGGGAGTACTGACGATAGTCCATATGTAGTCGACCTGTAAGCTGGACGGTGTTGCCGCCATCTTTGCTTTTGAGTCCAATTCCGTTTTCTGTGACTGATCCGTCATTAACTCTGGCCTGTCTGTATTTGACTGAGTCGCTGACATCTCTGTCAATTCTCTGTTCAATAAACTTTTTGTTTTCTTCTTTTTCTTCATATTCTTTAAGTTTAATATCATATTCTTTCTGTGTAAGAATATTTTTATTTTTTAGAATTTCAAGTGTGTCTTTGTATTCGTCTGCGTGTGCAGGTGCAGGTATAAATGCTGTCACAGATGACGCCAGCATTACCTTAAGTAATGTTTTCATTTTAAATCCTTATAAAATAGATCCGCCAGTGATCACTGGCGGTGGGTACTGCTTACTTCCAAATAGCGTTGCTATCCTTATCTTTTAACTGAGTCTTCCAATGATTCTGTACTAATGTAATAACAGATTGTGGAAGATGTACATATTCTAAATCTGTAGCCATCTGCCCGCCGTTCTTGTAACTCCAATCAAAGAACTTAAGAACTGCACGACCTGTTAGTGCATCCTCTTGTTGCTTATGCATGAGAATGAAACTGGCACCTGTAATAGGCCAAGCGTCCTTGCCTTTTTGGTCTGTTAGCAATAGATAGAACCCTGGAGCATTTGCCCAGTCTGCACCTGCTGCCGCTGCCTTGAATGTATCATCGCTAGGCTGTACAAAGTTGCCATCACGATTTTTGACTTGTGCGTGTGGAATCTTGTTGCGTTTAGCATAGGCATATTCTACATAACCAATACTATTTTTTAGTTGTTGGACCACAGCACTTACACCTTCATTGCCCTTACCACCTACACCCATTGGCCATTTGACTGCGGTGCCGTCTTTGACTTTATCTGCCCATTCTTTATTAGTCTTGCTTAACCAGTTAGTCCATATAAAGGTTGTACCTGAACCATCACTGCGGTGAACCACAGAGATATTTGCATTAGGTAATTTTAATCCTGGATTGATTGCTGTGATGCTGGGATGATCCCACTTGACGATCTTACCCATATAGATGTCAGCAATAATGTCTGAGGTAAGTTTAAGTTGTCCTGCACCAATACCATCAATGTTTACAATCGGCACAACTCCGCCAATGATTGCAGGGAATTGCATTAGACCGTCTTTGTCTAATTCGTCTTGTTTTAGTGGCATGTCACTGGCGCCAAAATCTACAATCTTAGCTTTGATTTGACGGATGCCGCCGCCTGAACCAATTGATTGATAGTTGAGTCCGATGCCTGTTGCTGCTTTATATGCTTCGGCCCATTTTGAATAGATAGGATAAGGAAATGTTGCCCCTGCTCCTGTTAGATCCGCTGCATGTGCTGAAACGGTCAATGCCGCCAGTAGTGTCAGTATGATTTTTTTCACTGTAATCTCCTTGTGTGAGTGAATAAAAAGAAAGGTACAACACTATGTTGTACCTTCTTATTTAAGAGACCTAAGATTACAGTTCTGTTACGGCGATTAACTATTTAGTACTCTGGATACACTGGTGATAACTGCCGCTATGCGCCCAATATCACGTAATTGTTCTACTGTATATCCTTCTTGCTTGAGTGTTTCATAATGTGCTTTCACACAAAAATGACACTTGCCAACAATACTAGCAGATAAAGAATATGCTTCAAATCTTGCTTTAGTAGTGCCGCCATGTGTAGTAATTGCGTTCATACGCAACTGTGCCGGTAATCCTGTTAGATTAGGATCCTCAGCCATTTCAACGAATGGGTACCATACATTGTTCATGGCCATTAGACTAGCTGCGGTAACTGCTGCTTCAGTTTCTTTCTTATCTATTGCCTGACTCTGCATCCAAGTCCACAGTTTACTATTACCTGTGGCAAAAGCCGCTGCGATAGCAACAGCTTCTGCTTCTTCTTGGGGTAGAGTAGAACGCTTAACTACTGCATCAATGTTAAGACGAGTGTCTTTAGCATAGTCCGGAATAGTTTCTTTAATTTGATCTACCCAAGCAGTCATTACAGTGTCTCTCCGCCAACTGTACGGTTGCAAGCACAAAGTTCACCTGTTTGCAATGCGTCTAATACACGAAGTGTTTCTTCTGGTGAGCGACCAACATTCAAGTTGTTGACAGTAATGTGTTGGATAACATTCTCTGGATCAACAATGAATGTTGCACGAAGTGCAGCACCTGCTGGAGCATAGAATACGCCAAGCTGATCAATAAGGCTCAATTCGTTACGCTGTGTATCAGCAAACTGAACATGTTTGATTTTTTTAAGATCTTCATGGGCTGCTTGCCATGCCAGTTTACAGAATTCGTTATCTGTTGAACCAGTTAGTAATACTGCGTCACGATCGGCAAAATCACTATTCAATTTATCGTATGCTACGATTTCTGTTGGGCATACAAATGTAAAGTCTTTTGGATAGTAAACAATTACTTTCCACTTACCTTCGTATGACTTTTCAGTAATGGTAAAGAAATCATCTTTACCAGGATTAACGCCGGTTACGGCAAATGCTTCAATTTTATCACCAACTGTTTTCATTTTATCTCCTTAAGTGTGTGTTGAAAACGTAAAGAACAACAAGTTCTATGTATAACTATACATTTAGTTATCCTATAAATCAAACAAAATCTATAGATTTTGTCTAATATTTTTCAATGACGATAATAGGATTTTTCAATATCAAATTATCCGACAATCTGTTTAGACTTTAAACCATCTATAAATTTTTTATAAACTTCTATACCTTCGTCCCAAGAATCTACATTTACATAACTCTGTCTATCTTGCCACTTAGGTTCTAGATTAGTTTCGTTTTTAACAAATTCATTAAAACTATTTCTAAATTTATCATTATTCCATTTGCCTGCATGCCAAATGGTAACCATAAAGTAACCACTCTTACGTGGACTAATACCTACGTTGATCCCAGATCCTCCTACACCATTTGTACTGAGATATCTTGATCTTACATTCGTGAATAAACCAGGATGTTGGTCTGCTTTTTCTTGTAACATTTCTGAAAAGTCTACAGACGCTGATGTAGATCCGTTTGATGATACTCGACGAATCTTTTTATCTTTAAGCATACCTGGCCGAATCAAAGGAATGAAGTCTACATACTTTGAATTATTAACTTCAAAACATACAGCACTCATCAACCAAATCTGTACAGGTGTATTTTCATTGCACCAACGAACAAATCCTTTGATATGCTCATCTGCATCTTCGCAAAGTAAAATACCTTCTGAACATTCTTTTTCGTACATATAATAAAGAATCTTGCTGGCATGAATTGAATCAAGCCAGCCAGTACAATCTTGGCTTTCAATTACATACGCAACTACGTTTTCTGAATCGCGGATTACAAGATCAACACGTTTTGAATCAATCGTATGATCCTCTGGTTTGACTGTATAATCATCGTCATAGTCTGCAGAAATAGCATTAATCAAACGTTTGGCAGTTTGAATATCTTGAGAGATGAACTTGGTGAAGGCAACTTCACCGCCAAAAAGTTCTTTAATAGAGGTACGTTTCATAAGAGTTATTATATAGTCTTTAGAATAAAAACTCAAAAAAAAGTTACCGAAGTAGCCTTTGCTATATTAGGTTTAATATTCTAACTTAAATAAAAGGCATAAATATATTTGAGACTTCTTAAAGCAATTCTTTCGCTGTTAAGCCTTATATGCCAATATTATATTGGGAGTAAGTTGATCTAGTGCATCTAACAACTACCAACAATACGCCCAAACCCAAGAAAATATTGCCCTAGCAAGAGCAGAAGCAGAAATTGCACGATACAAGGCATTAGAAGCTATTGCCAATAGTGGCGACACCACGGCTCGTGTAGCCGCTGTAATTGCATTACAGCAAGGCGCACCGGAAAACAACAGTCCTAAGCTACAGCAACCTACTAGCACAGGCGACACAGCTCTGCGGTGGGCTAGTGTAATTGTGCCCAGCCTTACTCAAATTTATGGTATTGGGAAAAGCACTGATCTTGCCATAGTCAACAGCAACAATAACAAAGACATTGCTATTAACACTAATCAGACCATGCTAGGATTTGGGAAACTTATAGTTGATCCTATTATCGGAACCGAAGAAAACGTTTTAGTCTATCCGCAATAAAGAAAAGCCCCCAAGGGGGCTTTTCACTATTTTGGGTTACAAGGTATAGCTACCCCGGACTTGCAGTTTCTTAGGCTGCTAGAGCAAATTTGCTGTCATTGGCAACAGTGTTACCGGTGAAGCTCATTGCTGTAAAGTCAAATGCATTATCGTTTGCATTTATAGATTTGCTTGATTTACGGTCATCGCCTACCGTGTTGCCGTCTCTATTATCTCACCCTGTCGAAACCATGTCAGGCCCATCAATAAAGTAGTCCATAAACTATACACCAAACTTCTAATCCTAGTCTGTATAAAATATACGTTCCTAGAAAAAATCCTGCTAATTTTATAGTTTGTGTAGTGTTCATAATCATCTCTATTGGTGGACCTGGCGGGAGTCGAACCCGCGTCCAGAATGCCTTCACTTTGAAGGAATTACAACAATTCTTTATTCATAAGGTTTCAAAAAATCGTCGTCTTTTGAATCCTCTTCAAATTTAGTCCAATCGTATGTTACTAACGCATGGATCCATACTACTAAACAGTATACAGCAAATGCTAAAATTAAAAGATTAAAAATCATAGTAGTATAATAAAAAGCACAGCCGCGACTATAAGAAAACCAACTAAGAATCTTGTTAAATCATCGTTCATATGTTATTTAACTATCTTTTTTAGACAATGTCAATAGCTTTGTGTTTAATACCATATTTTCTGTTACCAATTTAGTAATTGTTGCTAACAGTATTAGTTTATCTTCATCTGTAATAATGTCTTTGTCGAACTGTTCTAAGATACTAGTTCCGATCATTGTCATTGCTTGTTCTTTACCGTTGGTAAAGATTCCCCACTCAATTGGATCCCCTTCCTCGGCAGCAAAAGCAATGTCAATTAATTCGTTCAATGTTATTTTAGCCATCCAATCCTCTTATTATCTAATTTTCTTTGATCATGTTCTTCTGGTGTTGCTGGATATCTCCAGGCCCACACTGCAACTAAAAGCATGAATATTGCTGTGCTGATTATCCCTATAGGCTTAACCCCTCCCGTCCACATCAGCACTAAACTTAGACTCATCATGGCTAACATGAGATATCTTAGTTTAGTTGGGAACACACGCTTTTCTGTCCAGTTGGTTAAGAACGGACCAAAAATCTTATGATTGTAGATCCAACGATGCATACGTTCTGAGCCTTTGCTAAAACAATATGCAGAAAATACAATGAATGGTGAGTAAGGAATGCCGGGGGTTACCAAACCTATGTAGGCCATACCCAAACTTAAAAATCCTAAAATGTTCCAAAATAATTTTTTCATTATTGTGCCTGTAAATCAATTAGTCCTTGACCATATGTTGTATCATTAAGCAAAGTAAGAACCTGTTTTCTATTGTTGGATTTACTAAAACTTATATGTATCCACGGTAATCTAGTACCTGTAGTTTTATATTCTAATAAAAATTGATCAAAAGGGACTAAATTTTTTAAATCTTGAGCAATTATATAATAATCACCTTTAGTGACATTTCTAAATTGCAAATCCACCGCTTGTCCTGTAACATGTTGACTTTTTTGACTTGTTGATGCAGGTCTAAATGTATTTGTTATAAAAGCATTTGGGTATTTAGAAAAAATAGGTTCTAAAACATTGATTGCTAGTAATTTTAAATTACACACAGTTTCTGCTAATGATAATCTTAAATCACCAAGTTTAAGGGGATGATCAAAAATTATATTAGGAGCTCTAGTTAGTTTTCCAACAGTGAATCTTGGTGACAATTGAACAGCATCTAACACCGATCCCTGTAATGGAGGAAGACCGGGGGGTTCAACTATTAATTCAATTCCTTCGCAGGCAGTTGTTGGTGTCCCGGTAAATTTACTAGGAGCAGTATCTTTCTTTCCACTGGGTTTTGGGGAAGCAACATCTTGTTCTCGTTTGCTAATAGTACCATTTCTTACTAGCTCTTCGTACCTTCTTCGGCCAGCTCCTGGATCTTCAGGATCGAGGTCAAGATCGTCGGCAGTTACAACTTCTCTAATACTAGGAATATCTTGATCAACATCATCTCCAACAAAAACGTCCGAACTACCACCAATTCTAGTAGCACCACTTTCGTCTTTATTAGTTGTGTAGTTGACTCCAATTAAACGAACAAACACTGCATTGCTTCCGTTAGCGGTTACATCGTTGGCTTGTATATCGCCTTCTATGAATTCTCCAACTAAACTTGTATTAACAGATACTAAACGATCATTAGCATAAACAGTAGTGTTGCCATCGGTTTCGACAATCTCACCACCGGATGTGTTTTCATCCTTGAGTCTCTGTATTGCTTTTACCATATTATGCTAGAGCTATTCCTGTTGTTTGTTGCGTATATGCAGTAGCAAAATCTTTGTCAGTAGCTTCTAACACCACTACATTGGTCTTAAACAATTTAATTTCTTTTTCTGGATTAACTGTAAAAAGATAAGGCATCATGCCCACACCCTTTTGTGTCATACTAAGAACCATGGGCTTACTTAATTTGTAATAGAGGGCACCATCCTCAATTAATTTTGCTATTAACTCTTCACCAGTTGATAGTTTTAGAGTTACTACTTCACCTTCTGTTACGCCTTTATCAATTAACATTTTGTTCCTTTGCTAGATATGCTTTTAATTCTGTAAAACCACCAATTAACTTATCATCTAAGAAAATTTGTGGAACTGTTCTTGCATTAGGAACAGCTTCTAATAAATCTTCTTTGGTAAATCCATCGCCAATTTTCTTTTCTTCAAACTGAATGCCCTTTGCTGTGAGCAGTGCCTTAGCTTGATCACAGAATGGACAATGATACTTACTCCATACTACTGCTTTCATCTTTCTTCCTTAACTTGAATAAACAATGCTGTTGTTTTTATCAACAACTCTAACCATAACAGCACCTTTTTGTTTTTTTTGTAGAGCAGCAGAGATAGCTTGGGCTTCTGTTCCAAATGTTCCAAGAGTAGTCCACGATTCGTATGGACTCTTACTTTTAAACTGTGCTTTATACATATCTTTACTTAATTAAATTGCTGGAAGCTCTGCATAATTTAGAGCATCACTCATTACACCAATGACATAATTAGTTGATTCATTTTCTTGCAGAGCCGTTTGTTTTTTACTGGTGTCTGAATGTTTATTGAACCAAGGAATTGGTGTAGTTTTAGGAGCAACATCCCAATATTTAATACCAATATCTTTTAATGCTCCAACAGCAGTATAGTCTACAAAGTCTTTTAGAATGTTAGCATTCAATCCAATCACCGGACCTTTCTTAAACAGATAGTCAGCCCACCCTTTTTCTTCTGCAATAACATCTTTGTAAATTTGAATTACTTCTTCTTGACATTCTCGAGCTGCCTGGGCAAATCTTTGATCTTCTTTGACCACTTGATTGATTAACCAAGCAGTCCATCCTTTGTGTAGCAATTCGTCTTGTAGAATCAAACTGATGATGTTGCCGTTGCCGATAAAGATCTTATTCTCAACCATTGCTAGTGATGTAGCGAACGATACCATAAAGCGGAATGCTTCGAGAGCATAACTGGCATGTAGTGCTAGATAGATTGCTTTAATATGATCTTCTTTTTTGACATCCATACCTAGTTCAACTTGCATATTGATACGATGTAAAGATTCATAATAATTACCTACTGAACTAGCCATGTCGACAATTTCTTTAGTGTCATGGATTGTGTTGAATACATCCTTGGGCACATTGTAAATGTTACGAATAATGTGACTGTAACTGCGACTGTGGATGTTTGTTTCAAAGAATGTCCAGTTATAGACCAGTGCTTCTAGTTCTGGTAGACTTACGACCGGAGTAAAGATTTGACTTGGGCCGCGGCCTTGCAGACTGTCAAGAGCAGTTTGCCTAAGCAGGTTGCTAGTGAAGATATGTTTAACTGCATCGCTGGCTTCCTTAAAATCATTTGCATCTT